GATGCTGTTTGTGAAAGACTTCTAACCACTCATAGTCAACGGACGGATATACATCTTTGATGCCATTCATCGTGACATCATCTTCCATCATCTTTTCAACAGATGGCCAAGTCTTATTATCTTTCAACACACGCTCAAAGACATACGTTGATGCTTTCTCTTGCATCAATGTTGTCTTGGCGTCTGCTTTCTTTCCACCTAATGGTTTGTATTGAATGACAGCACTTTTTACTTTACCTTGATTTTGAAAAGGTACGACGGTGGCAGGGAATGATGACCCTGGCATCTTCTTCGTGCTGTAATCAAGTTTCGCCTTATCAAAGTTCTCATGAATCTGAGAAGCGAGTGCCATTCTATCAGGTGCGGAGAAGACATACTTCATACGCACCTTAGATGATTCATCCTTCGTTTTGATAGAAGGATCATTTAAGAACTGCTCAATACCATTGAATACAGCGAGAGGTGTATTCCTTGAAATTGCCATCAGTCACTCCAGGTGTTTACAATCTCCTGGATTCTTGCGAGTTCTGCTTCGGAGAACTGTACACTTTCTTTCTTCATCTCTTTCTCTTTACGAAGAGCAACAGATGACTTCTTCTTAGGCATGTTGGGGTAGTAGGTCTTACCAACTTCTGCCTTGCTTACAACCTCACCAGTCTTGGCATCACGATGCATTCCTGCACCTTCTTTCATAGTACAATCCTCTTTGCCATGCTTAGGGCAATCTTCACCTTTCTTGTTATGGTCACACTCTGCCTCTTCTTTCATACCCTTCTTCTTGCCCATTGCTTCCTTGATGCCCTTATCTCTTGAACCCATGTACTCATCAGTACCAGATTCAATCTTGCCATCGCCATCATAATCTTTGTCTGCCATCTTACCTTCGTAGACGGAAGTGTAAGCGTCTGCCCATGACTCCCTCATAGACTTCTTTTTAAGTGCTGCCTTACGGAACTGGAGATCAATTCTAGAACCGGAGTCCATTTTACCCTGAGACTTGGGTTTTGTCTTACCACCCACGTCAGGTTGCATTCCAGGGTTTGCTGCCTTGACTCTGCGACCGTGGGTGTATTCAGCACCACTCATCTTGGAGTCACCTGAAACCATCTTACCAGCGTCAGATCGGGAGTCAGCATACTGTTTATCAGTCTGACCGTGCTTACCCTTGTAGAGTTCAAGCAAACCTGCCTTTACACCAGCACGGTCTTCTGCGACCAGAGCACTGTGGTGTCTTTGAACTCTCTTGTCCTGGTTGAATCTAGCAGACCAAGTTTCTTGGAGTTTCTTTGCTTCTCTATACTTAGCGAAGGATTCAAGTCTGTTTGCTTTTGACTTGATACGATCAAATGTCTCGTTGAATGCGGCAAGAAGTCTGGATGTCTTTTTATTTCTACCTACGTTCTTGGTCTCAGCAAGGACCTCAGTGAAAATAGTTTCGACTTGCTCTAAGGTCATCTCCTCAGTGAACAAGGTCTCACATACTTCCTCAGCAATTTCACGAATATCAGTATCGGAAAGAGTGGCAGTGTTCATCTCACTTACCACATCTCTCTCTGAATAATATTCTTCTTTTGCCTCAGAGTTATGGACAGCCGCATACGCTCCCATAAAGTTTTGCATTGCTGAAGACATCTTCTTTACACATTACTTTTTTATATTTATATTACTCTTGTTCCCAAACAATCTGTTTTGCTAATTTGTCCCTCAACTTGTTCACCGTCTGATCATCGTAACCTGAAAACAATCCTCTCTTTTCCACCTTCTTGTAATAGTGTAGGGCGTTGAGAATGATTGTGTAGTCTTCAATGGTTAGATCAAACTTCATAACTTGCCGCCAACAACACCACTATTTACAACTCTGGTGTGATCTTGAAGTGTTCCTTCTTGGAGAGACATCAAATGCCAACGTGACATAGTAATCACACCATCTTCAGTTGCGCCAGTGATAAAGTGTTGACCAAGTGGTTCTTTCAGAATAGATGTGTAAAGACCGAATCGTGTCTTCTTAATGTAGAAAGCATCATCAATCCACACAACATCTTCTGGAATGTTTTTCTCAACTGTACCACCAAAAGATGTGGAGAGTTTAGGTTTATCAGTTGCTGTCTGAATCATCTTCCTCCTTCTTCTTATTAAACCCAAAAGGTCCAGACATCTTTTCTTCTAGTTTAACTTTTAGGGCAACACCACCAAGAGTTTCCATAACTTTCAGGATGTCCTCAGGTTTTGCTTCTTCACCAAGTTCTTTGGCGACATACCAATACTTTGGCCAGAAGGATTCACCTGCCTTTTGATAATCTTCAAGCGTCAGTAGTTTCATCAGATTGTTCCTCAGTTTGTGAATCGATTGCTTCTTGAAGTGCTGCTTCAATTTGTGTATCTAGATCGGCAATTACAGAACGAATGTCCGTAACCCTAGGTGGACAGCAAGTTGGATCGTAAGTATACATCTTGGTGTCTGTGAAAAGTGCCTCACGGACTGCTGCCGCACACCTTACATCCATTTCAATTTTAATCAAAGGTCTCCCTCCTTACGGTTTTCAGAATAGTGAACATCAAATGTGCCCTCAGGATAGCGAGCACTCAGTTTCTCAACGTTTATGGACATCAGTTCATCAAAGTCGGTGTCCAATGCCATACATGCCTGAGCAATATACCACATAATATCACCCAGTTCTTTCTTCATGTGGACGATATTTGCTTCGTCATAAGGTTTGCCTTGAAGGAAGATCTTCTTCACGATCTCAGCAAACTCACCTGCCTCAGCAGTAATACCCAAAGCAGCAGTGGTCAGTTTGGGAACATCAGCACCAAGTGCTTCTAGTTCAGCAAGTCGGTTGCCCAGATCTTGGAAATAAGTGCTAGGACGACTTGTGGTTTGAGCAACGAACTCAATATATTTTGCGGGATCGACAGTCATAGTTCTAATGGTTCTAGTTCAGATTGTGGTAGGATTTGCTGCATCGGAAGTTCCAAGTCAGGAGCAACCGAAATGTATGGAACATCCACAGTTTGTGGTGGGTGGGGGAGAAGGATCTTAGCATAGACAGCATCAGGGTAGATACTCAAAATACATTCAACATCCCTCAATGTACCGCAGTGTCTCTTGCTCCCATTGGGAAGAGTCATCTCATAGTAATGAGGAAGGTCTGTCCTTGTTAGATCAGAATTTGAATCCTTCAAAAGACTTTCTTGGTTTCTCTTCGTACTCATACTCCTCTTGTTTGCTTTCTAGTAGGTCCTCTTGTGCTGATTGCTCACAATCATACAACCGCATCTTTGCCCTGTCAATACCCACGACAAATCTCTTGAATACAGTAAGATCATTATACCTGTTCTTCAACTGTTTTACAAGTATCTGTCCCAACTCTTCAAGCTCGTCAGTCTTAATAAGGGCAAACATAAGATCAGCAGTAGCAGGGAGACCAAAGGACTCAGAAGTATCAGTAAGTTCAACATCAGAACTACCATAACCACTACGAGTGGTTTGAGTAGCAGAAACGATAGGGAGGTCGAACTCCACTGCCAAACCTCGTAGTTCCTCAGCAATCGCCTTGACAGTTGTATATGAATTGACATTGCTGCCTGCCCTATACCTACTGGAAGCACATATATTAAGGTAATCAATGAAAACAATATCAGGCTTGAATGACTTTTTAAGTGCAAGTTCGTTAAGAAGTGACCTAAAATGTCCAGCATGTGCTGATGCCGTAGGATACTCTTTAATTATAAGAGTGCCTTGTGTCTTTTGAGCAACGTTGTTGACCTTCGATTCAAAGATCTGCTTGGGAAGATCAGCAATGTCCTGAATGTTTACGTTCAGAAGATTTGCGTCAATACGTTCCGCAATCTTCTCCTCAGCCATCTCCATAGTGATATAGAGTACGTTTTTACCTGAAAGTAAAACAGCAGAAGCCATATGACACATAAACAAAGACTTACCGACACCAGTCCCAGCAAGAGCAATATTGAGTGTTTTATTAGGAAGACCACCTTTTGTGATCTTGTTAAAGAATTCAAGGTCGAACGGAATCCTGGACTCTTTTCTATTATATGACTCATACCTTTCTTCGTAGTCTTCTAAGTAATCGTGCCCTACATGATTATCAAAAGACACGGCAAGTGCTTCTGACAAGATTGATGGGATAGCATCAGGTGATTTCTTCTCATCGTTTCCGTCAGCAATACCGATTGACTGAAGGAGTGCCAGATATATAGCACGATCTCGACACCACTTCTCTGTGGTATCCATCAACCAATCTTGCTCAACAGGATCACTGTCAAGATAACTGATAACCTTAGAGATTTCCTTAAAGGTCTGCTCATTGATATCATTACGTTTCTCGATCTCAATATTCAGAATCTCTTTGGTGGGAATCTGATTGTATTGAGTCACAAAAGAATGAATCTCTTCGTATACAATCTTTTGATTGGCGTCCTCAAAGTATTCAGACTTAATAAAAGGTATAACCTTCCTCCAATACTCTTCATTGTGAAGAAGGTTTCTCAGAATCAAAAACTCAATCTTATCCACGATAATTCCAGAGACAGTAAGTTGACATAATATACTTTTCACCCTTGATCACAGGGGTGCCTTCGTGAGGAAACAACCAGTATGGTGGAAATACTACCACAGATCCCTTCTTGGGTCTAATCGACATCTCAGGATAAAAGATAGTCTCTCCACCTTCAAAGTCATCATTGAGATAGAATAACATCGCAACGAACCGATGACTAGTGTCAAGAGACGCTACATCAGCATGTCTTTTGTACACGTCATCAGTTCCGCCAACGTACTTCTTAATGTTGGAACCTTCAAAGTCAAAGTCTCTCGTATTAAAGTGAAGACCATACTCACCTAACCACTCTTGAT